CAGGTGCACCAGAAGCCGCACATAAAAGTGTGGGTGAAGGAGGATTAGGTGGCGGTGGAATGGCACAAGTAGGATTTCCCCCACCATGTCAACAACCTCATGGTATTGCAACAAATGGTTTAGCCAATACAGGTGGCGGTGGCGGTGGTGCAAATAATCCAGGTTCACCCCCATTCCCAGCTCCTGCTGGAGATACTTCAAAGTCAGGTGGCTCAGGTATTGTCATAGTAATTGAATGTGTTGCTGGGTCAAGTGCAAATAGTGGAATTTATGGATTACAAGCTCAATTTAGAGATACAAATAGGAGTAGTTGGTAATGCCTAGAAGTAACTCAATGAATGGTGGAATAATTGGTAAAGATAATACACCATCACCAAGTAAAAAAGTTACCACATTTACATCAAACGGATGTTTTACTAGAACGGCTACAACAGCAACAGTAATTACAATAGCTGGAGGTGGCGGAGCTTCTAGAGGTGGCGGTGGTGCTGGTGGAGTTTTAATTACCGAATGTCATCCATTGCCAGCAAGTACCGTTCCTGTTACAGTTGGTGCTGGTGGGGCTGCCTCAGCTCAACATTGTTGTAGAGCAAGTGATGGTTCAAATTCAGTATTTGGTTCTGCTACACCTTTAACTGCTACAGCAGGTGGTGCTGGTGGTGGTATAACACAACCAGGTCAATCAAAAGGAGGCGATGGCGGCTCTGGAGGCGGAGGCGGTGGAGCTAATCCTGCCTGTGCTGGCGTAGGAACTGCCGGACAAGGTTTTGATGGTGGAAGTGGATTTTCTACTGGTGGTTCTGGAAACGGTGGTGGCGGAGGCGCTGCTAGACAAGGCGGCTCAGGTAACAACGCAAGTCCTGGTGGCAGAGGAAAAGATTTAACACCTTATGGTGTGCCTACTTGTTTAGGTGAATGTGGATTTTTTGGTGGCGGTGGAGCAGGAAGTGGCGATTGTCATCCTAGTAATCCATATCAAACACCAGGTCAACCAGGTCCTAGAAGCCCTGGTCATTCAGGTGCTCCAGAAGCTACTACAAAAAATGTTGGCGAAGGAGGATTAGGTGGCGGAGGTATGTCATCTGTTGGACATCCTTTATCGTGTTTATCACCTACAGGATTAGCTTCAGCTGGAACTGCTAATACAGGTGGCGGTGGAGGCGGTGGACATTATATGTCAACACCAGGTAGTCCGCCATATCAAGCAAACACAATGGGTCAAGCAGGTGGTTCTGGTGTTGTAATAGTTATAGAAAGTGCCCCTGGTTCAAGTGCTAACAGCGGGATATATAGTTTACAAGCACAGTATAGAGATATAAGTAGGAGTAGTTGGTAATGCCACATTTTGCAAAATTAGATGAAAACAATATAGTTTTAGAAGTACAAGTATTTTCACAAGAAGATGTTGACGCTAACGGCGGAGATTATTCTGCTGGCGCTGAAACATGGGTTGAAAATTGGTCGGGACATAATAATTGGAAACAATGTTCTTATAATGATAATGCAAGAGGTAGATATCCTGGTAAAGGTGATTCGTGGGATAGTGCAAATGAAAAATTTAAAGCACCACAACCGTTTGATTCATGGACATTTAATACTTCTGATTACGAATGGCAACCACCTATTACTAGACCTAATAGTGAGTTTTTAATGGATGGTGAAACAAAAATTTGTAAAGTACAGGCCTGGTGGAATGAAGATGTTTATCAAGCAGATAATTCAAAAGGTTGGGTTGGTAAAGGCGGAACAATCATTGCCAGCGGACTATTAGATGGTAGAGATTTTGAGTGGAACGGTAGTGCTTGGGTAGCTGTTTAAGAACATTATAAATAATATTAGATTATTAACAAGTGATTTATTATGAAATATCAAAGACTTTATTATTACTTTGAAAAAGCCTTATCACCTTTTTTATGTGATGAAATTATTGCTCAAGGATTTGTAAATAATCCTGATATAGCATATATTGGTGGCAAAGGTATGCCTAGAAATGATAAAGAACATAAAAATCTATTAGAAAAAAGAAACTCTAACACTTCTTGGATTACAGCGTGGTGGATAAAAAAAGAAATTGACCCTTATATTCGTAGAGCAAATCAAATGGCAGGTTGGAATTTTAATATTACTGATTCTGAGGCATATCAGTTTACAAAGTATGATGAAGGTCAATTTTATGATTGGCATACAGACGCTTTTGAAACACCACACAGAGATGGTCCTTGGCAAGGTCTTATTAGAAAAATATCAATTACAGTTTCACTATCAGACCCTAGAGATTATGAGGGTGGACTTTTAGAGTTTGCTTATCCACAACACGAACCAGATAAATGCGATTATGTAAAAGCAAGAGAAGCTATGCCTAGAGGTTCAATTATAGTTTTTCCAAGTTATACTTGGCACAGAGTAACACCTGTAACAAAAGGCACTAGACTTTCACTTGTACAATGGAACTTAGGACCAGGATATATTTAATTATGAAAAAGAAAAAACAAACAAAAAAAGAAGAAACAAGACAAGAATTTTTCTCAGAATATTTTTCTACACCAATTTGGAATACATCAATACCAGAATGGGTAGATGAACTTAATGTGGCTTGTAAACCTTATCTAGATGAAGCACACGAAAGGCACGCTGAAGCTATAAAGAAAAATAAAGGTGATGATTTTGGTTTAGTTTATCATTCAACGAACATTCAATACGACCCTAAATTAGAAGACTTTTCTAATTATTTAATTAACACAGGTTGGAATTTACTTGATAGTTGGGGAAACAACATGACTGATTACTCTTTATTTTTTCATTCGTGTTGGGTACAAGAGTTTGCTAAAAATGGTGGCGGACATCATAGAGTGCATATACATGAAAACTGTCATTTATCAGGTTTTTATTTTTTACAAAACGAAGATTCATCTTATCCTTTATTTCATGACCCAAGACCAGGCAAAGAAATGATGGCATTACCTCAAAAAGATGAATCTGTAATATCGCCTTCTACAAGAGTTGTAAATTATCAACCTAGACCTGGAGATTTGTATATATTCCCTTCTTATTTACCTCATGAGTATGTTGTATCAAGAGGTGGTAAATTTAGATTTATACATTTTAATATTCAAGCTGTATCTAATCGTATGTTAAATTCTAGAGAAGGAGGTATTGGCTAATGAGTTATAAAAAAAATAAATATCAAGTTATAAGAAATGCAATACCTTTATCAGTTGCAGATTTTGTTCACGATTATTTTGTAAATAAAAAACAAGTACAAAAAATCTTAGAAGACACAGGATACATTTCTCAGTTTAATTCAGATTGGGGAAAACAAAGTGATGACCAATGCCCAAATCAATATTGTCATTATGGTGATTTAGTTATGGATACTATATTAGATATTCTTACACCTAAATTATCAAAACTTACTAAGTTAGATTTATCACCAACATATTCATATGCTAGAATATACAATAGAGGTGCCATTTTACACAAACATAGTGATAGATATTCTTGTGAAGTATCTACAACATTAAATTTAGGTGGTTCAGAAGTCTGGCCTATCTGGTTAACAGACACAAAAGGTAAAGATATTGAGATTAAATTAGAACCATCAGATATGTTAATTTATAGTGGTTGTGAATTAGAACATTGGCGTAATGAATTTAGAGGAGATAGTTGCGTTCAAGTCTTTTTACACTATAATGATAAATCTCATAAAGAATGGGAAGATAATAAATATGATGGTAGATTGTGTTTAGGTCTACCAGCAAAGTTCAAAGGTGTCAAATTCAAAGTTAATTAAATATTTTAACTATAAATAGTATAAATAGTTAGTAATCAAGTTAGGATAGTTTTATGACAAGAAGTAGAGATTTATCAAAAGGCTTACAAAAAAATGTTTTTAAGTTTAGTGGTGATACCGGACAAACCACATTTACTACTGCTGATGACAGTACCTCATTATCATACACCGTTGGTCTTATAGATGTATATTATAATGGTGTAAAACTTGCCGAATCAGAATATACTGCTACAAATGGTACAAGTGTTGTATTAGAATCTGGCGTGGCAGATGATGATATCATTGAAGTGATAGCCGTTGGTTCTCACTCATTTACTGGTGGCGGTGATATGAATGGTAGTGAATTGATATTAGACGCTGATGGTGATACTTCAATTCACGCAAGTACAGATGACCAAATAGATATCAAGGTTTCAGGTGCAGATGATTTTAAATTTACTGCCAATAATTTTAGTGTATTATCAGGTTCAACATTAACAATAGATTCTGGTGCTACAATAACAAATAGTGGAACAGCAAATGGTTTTGGTGTATCCACAGGAAAAGTAATAGCATTATCAATGATATTTGGCTCAGGCGCATAGGAGAGTTTAATGCCACAAAATTCATCACTATTTAACGGGGGTATAATTGGTAAAGATAACACACCATCTGCCTCAGATAAAGTTACATCAATTACATCAAACGGATGTTTTAATAGAACAACAGCAACTGCTACTGTAATCGTTGTTGCCGGCGGAGCTTCCGGTGGTCAAGGTGGCGGTGGTGCTGGTGGTGTTTTAATTACAGAGTGTCATCCATTGCCGGCTAGTGCAGTACCAGTTACAATAGGTGCTGGCGGAGCTGCTCGTGCTTCAAGTGCTCCTTATGCAAATCCAGGAACATCAGGAGCAAATTCAGTATTTGGTTCTTCTACACCTTTAACTGCTACAGGCGGTGCAGGTGGCGGAGGAAATTTTGGATTGGGTGGAGGCGGTGCAGGTGGTCCTTGTGCGGCTGCTAATCCACCTAATGCTGCCGGATGGGATGCTGGAAAAGATGGCGAAGGTTTTAATAGTGGTACTGGCGGAGGCTTCCAACAAGGAGGCGGAGGCGGTGGCGCCGGAGGTAAAGGCGGTTGTACAGTAACCTTTGGTGGAATAGGTGGTATGGGAAAAATTTTATTACCTTACGGAGTTCCAAAATGTTTAGGTGAATGTGGAGTTTTTGGTGGCGGCGGAGGCGGTCAAGCTACTCAATTTAATGACGGCGACCCAGCGGGTACTCATTTTATACCGGCTACACCACACCCACCATCATTAAAATTTTGCACAGGTGGTTTTGGAGGCGGAGGTCGTGGTGAAGCTAAAGTAGCTAATTCTTCTGGAACAGTTTTTCAAACTTCTGCTGATGGTACTGCTAATACAGGTGGCGGTGGTGGTGCCGTTAATTTAGGATATTCAAATGGACCTAACACAACAGGAGCAGGAGGTTCAGGTATAGTTATCGTTATAGAACCTAGCGCTCAAGTAACAGTTAATTCTGGAGTATACAAAATGAATGAACAGTATCACTTCAAAAAATTAAGTAAGTGGTCTTAGTATGGCTCATTTTGCAAAAATAGATGGTTCAGGTGTAGTTATAGATGTCAATGTATTTGACAATGATGAAATAGCTGCTAATGGTGGTGATTGGTCATCTGAAGCAGAAACATATGTAAATAATAAAATGGGCGGAACTTGGAAACAATGTTCATATAACAATAATAAAAGAAAACAATTTGCTGGCATAGGTTATACTTACGATTCAGAAAAAGATATATTTATCTGGCCTAAACCTTATTCTTCTTGGACATTAAATGCTGATAATGATTGGGTGGCGCCTGTTACTGAACCTACTGAAACACAAAGACAATATCAAGGCCTTGATGATGAAGGTGAAACTGTTACAAAACAATATGTCATAAATTGGGATGAAGACAATTCCAGGTGGGTAGCTTTAGGTGACCAACTTGATGGACAACTTGGCCAAGTTATTAAACGCTGGGACCCCTCTGATAGTAGCTGGAAAAATTTATAATAAATAATCATAGTAATGTGATTGGTGATTAGATTATGCAAGACAAACTTCATGTATTACCTTTATTTTCATTTGTATGTCATCCATGCAAATTTGATTTATCTAAAGAACAAGAAAAAATCATTTTAGATGTTGCAAATAACATTGAATATAATGATAAATACAAAAAAAATCATATAAGAACGGAAACAATTCATCTTTTTCAAGATGTGCCTGAATTAAGCTTTTTAGGTAATATGATATTAGACCAATTTTACAATTTTAAAAATACTGTTCTTAGATATGAAAATACAGATTTTAGATTAACAACATCTTGGATTACTAAAACACAGCCAGGTGAAGGTAGTTTTTTTCATAATCATAATAATTGTATGTATAGTGGTGTTTTTTACTTTAATAATGATGAACAACATACAGCGTTAACTTTTACCAACTTTGCATTTCAAACATCTTATACAATAGAACCTACAGAGTATAATGATTTTAACTCAACATCTTGGACATATAAACCAAAAAATAATTCTTGCATTTATTTTCCTTCTCATTTACCACACATGGTGGAGAAAAATACAAGTGATAAAATCCGACAATCAATTGCCTTTAATATAATGCCTATTGGGGATATAGGTTGGGGTGATTCTAGTCATAACTACGGACACAAATAATGTACTTTATTATAGAAAATCAATATAACAAAAAAGAGGTACTTGAATTTAATAAGGGTATACGATTAAATTATGTAGATAAAAAAGAAGGTCCTGATTTGCCCGCTAAAAATGCTACAAAAACTTCTACTGTAAGAACAGTAAGATATAAAGATGTTGCATATTATCTAGGAAATCTTTTAGAAAAATGTAAGATAACAAATATTGACCACGGCGGTTATAGTTTATTTGAACCTACTGATTTTAATTTATTAAACTATAACATATATGAAAAAGGTCAAGAGTATGGTTGGCACGCTGATGTTAGAACAACAGAGTGCTTTGATATGAAGTGGACTTTACTAATAAATTTATCGGATGAAGAATACGAAGGCGGTGACCTAGAAATATTTGAAGGTGGTATTCAAACAGTAAAAGAATTTAGAAAACCTGGTAATGCTGTAATGTTTAAATCTCATATGCAACACAGAGTAACACCTGTTACTTCTGGTGTTAGAAAAACATTAACTTATTGGTTTGTTGGACCTAGATTTATTTAATGATAAAAGTAATTAAAGATTTTTTACCAAAAGATATACAAGATAATTTAAAAGATTTAATGATAAGTCCTAGTAAATTTGCTTGGTATTTTAATCATGAAACAACTTCTTATGGACCTGATGTAAAACAAACAGGTGATAATTTAATAGAACAACCACAATTAACTCATATTTTTTTAAATGAAGATGGCGATATTAGGTCTGCTTATTATAATATAGTGTGTAATGTAGCCAGGTATGCAAACATTAATGTTAAACATTGGTATAGAATAAAGGCAAATTTATTATTTAATAAAACTGGTTTTACAAAAGATAGTTTTAATACAGTACATAGAGATAGACAACCTAAAGATGGCGCATATAGTTTCATATATTATGTAAATGATAGTGATGGCGAAACTAAGTTTTGGAAAGAACCAACAACATACTTAAATGTAAATACAGAACCAGATTTTAAGTATAAACCAAAAAAAGGTACAGGCGTTTTATTTGATTCACATACTTGGCATTGTAGTTCAGCCCCCATAAAGAACGATTATAGAATGGTAATTAACTATATATTTCAACCTAAATAGTATTATGAGTAAAGATATAAACGAATTATTGGGAATAGATATGCCTTCTGAGCCAATTGTGGCTGAGAAGAAAACTGATATTGTTCCTAGAAAAGAAGATAAAGAAACAGATGTAGATAATGACCATGATTATTCAAGAGAAGCATATTATGATTTAATCAAAAAAGGTCAAGAGGCAATAGACGGCATATTACAGGTCGCAAAAGAAGGAGAACATCCAAGAGCATATGAGGTAGCGTTAAACGGTATTAGACAAGTAGGTGATACTGTTGACAAATTACAAGATTTAAATAAGAAACTAAAAGATTTAAAAGAATTGCCAAAAACTGCTGATACAAAAATTCAAAATGCTCTATTTGTAGGTTCAACAGCAGAACTACAAAAGATGTTAAAGAAAAATGAAAATACTGAAAGCACAGTCATTGACGCCAAACAAGGAGATATTCAAGATAAGTGATTTAGCAATTACTAAACACGGATTTATTCTTGAAGATATATTAAATGGTGCTGATATGATTAATCCTATTCAAGTACATAAATGTACAAATAAAGGTAAAGTAGGTGCTTTAGGCAAACCTTACAAACAAGGATTATTAAAAGTAATTAAAGGTAGTCAAAGAGTAACTACAGCTATTAAACTTGGATATACACACATAGAGGGCATATATGTCTGACGCTTACTTAGGAAATCCTAATTTAAAAAAAATAAATGTTCCTGTTGAATTTACAGAAGAACAAATTAAAGAATTTACAAAGTGTCAAAACGACCCTTTATATTTTATTAAGAATTATGTACAAATTGTATCATTAGATAAAGGTCTAGTGCCTTTTAACTTATATGACTTTCAAGAAAAAATGGTTGATACCATGCATAATGAAAGATTTACAATTTGTAAACTACCTAGACAATCAGGCAAATCTACAACAATTGTATCTTATCTTTTACATTACGCATTATTTAATCCTAATTGTAACATTGCTATTTTAGCAAACAAATCATCTACAGCTAGAGATATATTAGGTAGATTACAATTAGCATATGAAAATTTACCTAGATGGTTACAACAAGGTGTAATAAATTGGAACAAAGGTTCTATTGAATTAGAAAACAAATCAACTATTGTGGCCGCCTCAACATCATCAAGTGCAATTCGTGGTGGTTCATACAACATTATATTCCTTGATGAGTTTGCTTTTGTGCCATCAAATATTGCCGAACAATTTTTTAGTTCTGTATATCCTACAATTACATCTGGTCAATCTACAAAAATGATAATCGTATCTACACCACATGGTATGAATATGTACTACAAGTTATGGGTTGACGCTGTAAATAAAAACAATAATTATATACCAATAGAAGTTCATTGGTCAGAAGTACCAGGTAGAGACCAAAAATGGAAAGAAGAAACAATACGAAATACCTCACAAGAGCAATTTCAATCTGAGTTTGAATGTGAATTTTTAGGTTCTATTGATACTCTTATAAGTCCAGCAAAAATTAAACAAACACCTCATGTTACACCTATAAAATCAAAAGGTGGTTTAGAAATGTATGAAGAACCTAAAAAAGATAGAGTATATGTATGTACTGTTGATGTTGCAAGAGGCACAGAAAAAGATTACTCAGCATTTATTATATTTGATGTAACAGAAGTACCTTATAAAGTGGTCGCTGTATATAGAAATAATGAAATTAAACCTTTTGTTTTTCCTAATGTAATTGCTGAAGTGTGTAATGGTTATAATCATGCACACACATTGGTTGAAGTAAACGATATAGGTCAACAAATATCAGACGCTTTACAATTTGAAATAGAATACGATAATCTATTAATGACTACACAAAGAGGTAGAGCTGGTCAAGTTTTAGGTGCCACATTTAGTGGTCGTGGTTCTCAGTTAGGTATTAGAATGACTAAACAAATTAAAAAAATAGGTTGTTCAAATATTAAGACTATTATAGAATCAGACAAAATCATTATCAATGACTTTAATATTATAGGTGAGATGTCAACATTTTCTAGGAGAGGAAACTCTTGGATGGCAGAAGATGGATGTAATGATGATTTAATGTCCTGTCTAATTATATTTGGGTGGGCAACAAACCAAGATTATTTTAAAGAGTTAACAGATATCAACATCAGAAATCAAATGTATGCTGAACAACAAAATCTCATAGAACAAGATATGGCACCATTTGGTTTTGTAGATGATGGTTTACCAGAAGAAGAAAAGCCTTTTGCTGATGAATACGGCACAGTCTGGAATCCTGTTGTCCGTAAGGGTGAGTAAGGAATAAGGTTTATATAAATAGAAGTAGTGAAAATCTTTGTTTATGGGGTATTTAAAAAATACAAAAATGAACACTAAATTAGCTAATTAAAGGAGAATAACCTATGGCATTTCAAGTATCACCAGGTGTTCTCGTACAGGAAAGAGACCTAACTAGGATTATTCCTGCTGTATCAACATCTATTGGCGCCGTTGCTGGAGAATTTCGCAAAGGTCCTTTAGAGGAAATAGTAGCAATATCTAGTGAGGCTGAGTTAGTAGATACATTTGGCGAGCCAGATTCAAACAACTTTGAGGCGTTTTTTTCGGCTGCTAACTTTCTACAATATAGTAATGCTTTAAGAGTAGTACGAGCAACAACCACTAGTCTGGTAAACGCAACTACAACAGGTTGTGGTTTACAGATTAAGAATACTACCCATTATCAAGACAACTACGCTGATGGTTCAGGTGTTGTTGGAAACTTTGCAGCTAGAACTGCTGGTGCTTGGGGTAACAATTTGTTAGTGTCAACTTGTCCAACAGCAACTGCTTATGAAGAAGAAGGTGCTACAACTGTCAATGATAGCTCAACAGCTGTCGGCGATACAACAATTGTAGTAACAGATGGTACAGCCTTAAATGTAGGCGATATCATTTCTTTTTCAACAACAGCGGCTACAAATGACTATGATGACGGAAAACAATACAGAATAACTGGCATTTCCACACACACTTTGACAATTGTTCAAAAGGAAGCTGGAAGTGGTGGTTTAGAAACAACCATTACAGATGGTGCAAATGTTAGAAGAAGATGGAGATATTACGATTCAGTAGATAGAGCTCCAGGAACTTCAGCATATGTTTCTGACCGTTCAGGTTCTGGCGATGAACTTCATGTCGTAGTGGTAGATGAAGATGGCGGAATTACAGGCGTACCAGGAGATGTTATTGAAACATTTTCTAGTTTGTCAAAAGCTGCTGACGCTAAAACACCACAAGGCGACACAAACTATTATCCAGATGTAATTTATACAAAATCAAATTTCATATACTGGATGGACCACAATACATCAGGTACTAATTGGGGTAACAATGCAGCTGGTACAACATATACTGCTGTTGATACACCAACATTAGAATCATTATCTGGTGGTTCAGATGGTTCAAGTGTAACTAATGCACAAAAATTATCTGCTTACGAAAGATTTGAAGACCCAGACACAGTAGATGTTGGTCTAATCATAGCAGGTTCAGGAGATGGAACACATATTGATAACTTAGTAACTGTTGCTGAGAAAAGAAAAGACGCTATTGTCTTTGCTAGTCCAGAAAGAGCGGATGTTGTTAATGTTTCAAACTCTCATACACAAACTAAAAATGTTAAAGACTTTTTTGATTCAAGAAGGTCATCTAGTTATTGTGTATTTGATAGTGGTTATAAACAAATGTATGATAGATATTCAGATGTTTATAGATTTGTACCACTAAATGGTGATGTTGCTGGCTTATGTGCTAGAGCAGACGCTGTTGCTGATTCATGGTTTAGTCCTGCTGGATTTAATCGTGGTATCGTAAGAGGTGCTGTTAAACTTGCATATAATCCTACAAAAGCACAAAGAGATATTTTATACCCAGCTCGTATCAACCCTGTTGTTACATTACCAGGTACAGGTACAGTATTGTTTGGAGATAAAACTGCTCTTACAACACCAAGTGCATTTGATAGAATAAATGTAAGAAGACTTTTCATTACATTAGAGAAAGCAATTTCTACAGCTGCTAAATTCCAACTCTTTGAGTTCAATGATGAATTTACAAGAGCAAACTTTAGAAACATTGTAGAACCTTTCCTAAGAGATGTACAAGGTCGTAGAGGTATCACAGACTTTTTAGTAGTATGTGATGATACAAATAACCCAGGTAGTGTTATTGATAGAAATGAATTTGTAGCAGAAATCTTTATTAAACCTGCTCGTTCAATTAATTTCATTACACTTAAATTCGTTGCTACACGAACAGGTGTTGCATTTGAAGAAGTCGCTGGTTAATTTAGAGGAGAAAAAAGATGGCAAATATATCAGATTTCAAAGCTAAACTTGCTGGCGGTGGTGTAAGACCTAATCAGTTTAAGGTTACAATGCCTTTTCCTGGTTATGCTCAAGTTGGTGGCGAAATAGAAGACTTTGCGTTCTTATGTAAAGCTACTTCGGTGCCTGCTCATACAATTGGTTCATTTACTGTACCATTTAGAGGCAGACAAATTAAAGTAGCGGGTGATAGAACATATGAAGACTGGTCAGTTACAGTATTCAATGATACATCATTCAAATTAAGAAACGCTTTTGAAAGGTGGCAAAATGGTATCAACAATCATACAGACGGAGAGGGTTTAACTAATCCTGCTGATTATCAAGTTGACGCTTTTGTTGACCAATTAGATAGAAACGGTAGTGTTTTAAAATCATATACTCTTAGAGGAGTTTATCCTGTAAGTGTAGCAGCTATGGATTTAGCATATGATTCTAACGATTCTATTCAAGAATTTGGAGTGTCCTTTGCTTATCAATACTTTGAAAGTAATACAACCACTTAAAATGGTCGTATAAATATTGATACAAGATAGGAGT